AATAACTTAAATCAGAAAATAATCTTAAATCAAAAACTTATCAATAACTTAAATCAGAAAATAATCTTAAATCAAAAACTTATCAATAACTTAAATCAGAAAATAATCTTAAATCAAAAACTTGTTAGGTTATTAATTTAAGTCGGCGTATTGGGAACGCGGATTGCCGAGAGCGTATGCTGAGACATTTTTGTAAAGTATAAATAAAATAATATGTATTATTTTTTATTTATTTTTATATTATTATTTATATTTATCTCTCTTCTCTCTGAAAATGAAAATGAAAAGATAAATAAATAAAATGTGGATCCATAATCGAATCGATCAATTATTTATAAAACTTTTATAAAACTTTTATAAATAGTAAGGTATAGAAGATGATTTAATTATCAAGATTATTTATAATTCTTATATTATGACTTGACATATATGAAAAATATTTACAATTTTTCTAGATTAAAAATCTCATAAATATTATTTAAATTCGGCATGTGAAATATAAAAAGGTGTAGAAACGGATGGATGCACGAAACCTTTTATATTTTTTTATTGTAAAAGTATTTTTTATTTATTATATTAATATATAATATAATATTCAAAAATTATTATGCAACGTTTGAGCTCATCAGTACCCGAGTTAATGGCATCGGCATCAGCATCAAGTGCACCCGAGTTAATGGCATCGGCATCAGCATCAAGTGCACCCGAGTTAATGACATCGCACTCAAAAAATTTTTTGTTACGAGAACAAAAACCTGGAAGCAAACTTGGAAGCGAGGCAAATGAAAAAGTTATATTTCGTAATTTACCTATAGATGTTAAAAATGTAATTGATCAAAAAGTAATAGATAACAAAACGGTTGGTTTTTGTAATCGTCTTTCATTTATTAAACCAAACAACAGAATGGATCCTGGAGTTTTTTTGGAACAATGTTCTTATTTTATTAAAGAGGTGCAAGTATTTATTGAAAGAATGGGTTTAGGTGACATAAATCCAAAACAACAATTTGTTTTTGGAGATACGTGTTTAGAATATGTTGAACGCATGTGTTTATATCTTCTTGATGAAATGTCATATTACAAATGTAAACCTCCTGAACTAGATAAATTAAAAATACAATTAGATGTGTTGAGAAATATGATAATATATTTTTTTGCTGAAAATAGAAATACTGCAAATAAAGAAATGTTAAAAGAAGTATTAGTTGATTTAGATGATTCAGAGTTTAAAAAATTTTTAAGTTCAACTAAACGGCTTATATTAATATGTATAAACACGTTAAAATCAAACACCGATCCGTTAGTAGTAAAAGATTTTGAAACACGTGCGTTGACATTATTAGAAGAATGTTCTGATATACTTGTATCTATATTAAAAAACGAACGTATTTCCGGTCAATTAAAAAAACAAACAATGGAATTATTTACATATATAATGGTCCAAATGTCTCTAATACAACAAGCTCAACAAACTGGTGTGCAGCATTATACTCGTCAAAAATATGATGAACTAAGGATTAAATATTATACCATTAAAGAATATCTTGAAGCGCAAAGACGCGGAGGATATTCTCAAATACAATCAAAAAATAAATCAAAAAGAAAGAATAATAGAAAAAATAAAAATAAGAAAAATAAGAAAAAAACATTACGTTTACGTATTAAAAAATAAATAATAATAACGTATTATGGTAGGGGGTGTAGAAGGATGCTCATAATATATTTTAACAAAATGTTACGATACATGCTAACGGAATATTTTTTATTATTTATAATATTTTTTGTGTTTATAATTAATCTCTCTTCTCTCTAAAAACTAAAATGAAAATCAGAATATAATCTTGGAATCAATAATTGTCTTGAGATGTAATACGATTCTTTTTACCTTTTTATAAAAATAATATGGAGAGAATAGAGAGAAAATCATAAATGCATTTATAAAAAGTTAAAAATATAAATTAACTTCATAATGTATAAAAATAACCAAAAAATAAAATGTTTTTTTGGTTATTTTTTCGAAGTTATTTATTTTTATCTCTCTTCTCTCTAATTATGAAATCCAATTAATTTTTTAAAGACCACTCCGATTTCCAGTGCCAATTGGCTTTTATTTTAAATAAATCTAAATTTGGATAATATTCAACTATTCTCATAGTACCCGTATTATAATAATCGGTGGGGCTTGTATAATTCCAACCGTCATAATTTTCTAAAACAATATTTGTTGCGTCGTTCTTAAAAATAAAATCTTCATGACTGACCACATATGTTTTTAATGACATCTTACATTCATCAATATTTTTTGTTGACAAGAATGTTTGAAATGCATTAATTATTTTTTGTGAGTATATGCCAATATTCATTGAAAATTCTCTATTAATCCTTATAGATGAAACATTTGTCAAATCTATTGATTTTATTTTCTTATAAAAATTTTTACCAACTTTGCATGTGTCATGCAAATATACATAATATTCATCACCACTATATAATTCCAACAAGGTTGTTAATCCTGTTAAATCTAAATTATTAAAATTGCACTTGATGTAAGTTATATTTTCATGTCGTGAAATATCATAACAATTAGTATTTGCATAATATCCACCAATAACAATGATTATTTCATATTCATTGAATTCTTCACACAATTTCATGCTTTCCAATAAATGATTTAAGGCAATAACACCTTTATCATTGGAATTTATAACAATTTTCATTTTTATTTCTTTATGAATTTATGAATTTATGAGTTTATGAGTTTATGTATTTATGAGTTTGTATTTATATTATATTTTTTTATCTCTCTTCTCTAAATATCTTTTTACACCTTATAACGCCGATTGTTCGTTCAATTATATAATAATTAATATATATATAATAAATATAATATGAGTTTAACAGAAATAGTAAATTCGAGAACTGACAAAAATACAGTACACTCTTATTTACCACTCTATCAAAATTTATTGACATCTAAAAAGGAAACTGCTAAAAATGTGTTAGAAGTAGGAATAGGTATTGGAGGTAGTATAAAATTATGGAGTGATTTTTTTATAAATGCGAATGTTTATGCATTAGATATTATGAATATTGAGAATGTTTGGGAAGGTATTAAAAATAATGAAAAGATTATATTACATACATCAACTGACGCATATGATAATGATTTTTTTATTACTCATTTCTTAAATAAAAATATAAAGTGTGATTTTATGTTGGATGATGGTCCTCATACTTTAGAAAGTATGAAACAATTTATAAAATTATATTCACAAATAATGACGGAAGATGGAATACTAATAATTGAAGATGTTCAATCGTGGGACTGGATAGATACACTTAAAAATGAAGTTCCAGAAAATTTAAAACAATTTATTAAAGTATATGATTTAAGACAAAATAAAAATCGTTATGACGATATTGTTTTTACAATTGACAAATCAAATAATTAAACTTATTTACTATAGTTAATAATTACTATAATAAAATCGGCATTTAAAATGTTAAAAGGTGTATAAACCTTCATATATAAACATGTCCACTGTAAAATACAACAACCATCTTAATTTTATATACTTTTTTTCTTTATTTTTAGAGAGAAGAGAGATAAATTAAAATAATATTAAAAAAATATTTAATATTAAAAAAATATTTTTAAATATTTTAATATACGTTTTTTAATAATCAATCTTACATTTATGAAAAAAATTAAAAATAAAAATTCAAATACTAATTTACTTATTTCAAATAATGAGTTTGAAAAAAAGAATGAAAATAAAGACGAACATCAACAACAAGAAGAATTAAATAAAATATTTATAGCAAATAAAATTAAATGTATTCATGAAAATGATATTGACCTCGATTTTGAAACATTAAAAGATATGGTAAATACTACACTTCTCTCTGCAAATACAAATGTAAAAGGTGGAATCGAATTCAACGAACGATGCAGGATCGGAAACAATATTGTAGATTTCTTCACATTTAAAGAGAGATTGGAAACGCGCGGAAAATATAATATACATTTTTATGATTTTGTAAAAAATATCGAGGAATTTAAAAAAAAGAAATTTATTCAAAACATGTTTACATATTATTCCACCGTGAAAAATGCACGCGGCCTGAAAAATGAATATATTGTTATGAAGGAAGTTTACAATATTTGCATTAGCGCCATTAATATTTTCCGACCACTTGTCGCCGTTGAAGTATACACCAAATTTAAACATTCTGTGGTATTGGATCCATGCGCCGGATGGGGTGGTCGTGCCGTCGGCGCAGCAGTATGCGGCAACATTCAATATTTTGGAATAGATGTTAATAAATCTCTCAAAATTCCATACCAAAAAATGTGCGCATTCTTAAATTCTAAAATTAATACTGAAAACGCCGATAATACTCAAAAAATCAATTTGATGATTGCAGATGCAACAACTTTCGACTATTCGCAAATAGAGCCAAAATATGATATGGTGTTTACATCCCCTCCATACTATTTTATCGAAAAATATAATCATAACAAATCGTACAATAACTCGAAAGATGACATGGATAAACAATTCTATGTTCCCCTTTTTTCAAATACTTATCTGCATTTATTGCCTGGAGGATGCATGGCTTTAAACGTAAATCGGGAAATTTATGAACGTGTTTGTATTCGGCTGTTTGGACCCGCGCACCAAACCATGAGCTGTAAAAAAAGCAAACGTCAAAATGATTATAGAGAGATGATTTATATTTGGACGAAAACATAAATCATAATTTTATATTTTTTATTTCAATTTAATTTCTTTTCGGCTTCCTGCACAAGTGACACACGATATACAAAAGTACCTTCGTGTGGGAAGATCTCATTATCGTCTACAACAGCTTTGGCAGCATACTTTTCCAGCTTTCCACTACTGCTACTAACACGTTTTTCAAAAGCATAACCGGTTAGAATATATTTTTGTAATGATTTTGTAATTCTTTTCATTTCCTCCTTATCAAATTTACGAACTTTCTTGCAATGCACATGATCAAGTGCCATCCGAACTTCTGGGCGTCCAGAATGGTCTTTTATTGATTTTACCGTTTCGAATGTTTCAGCAGTATCATCTGTACACACGACTCTTCCATCTTTAGCGATCACGTAAACGCGCTGGCCTGCTTTACTATGCGGTGCAAGTGCCTTTTTCAATTCATCAAATGCTTGCTTCCTTTCCATTTCTGATGCCGCTTGAACTAATTTTGATGCAGCTTTTTTAGCCCAGTCATCCGCCATTAGTTGTTTAACAGCTTTTACAGCTTCTTTATAAGACATTTTTATTTTATACATTATCTAAATATTAAAAAAAAATCTAAAAGTTTTATTCTAAATTATTATAAATAATTTGTTTCTATAAAAACTTATATAAACAAAATTTCATATTTTTCATTATTACATATATTATATATTACATAAAATGAGTGAACAATACTTGCATTTTAAAAAAGCATTTCATACGCTTTATTTCCCTGAAAGAATTGCAATTCCTTCAAATATTCATTATTCCAAATGGGTTAAAATGATTTCGGCCGGATTCATCATTTATTCCAGTTATTGCTATTTTAAACGCACGCCAAATAAGTTCCATTTTTTAAAAAACTTATTTTCATGTACCCTAAAAAAAAATAATAAAAATAATAAAATATGTAATGCCAACATTGAATTACAAGTGAAAGAAATTCCCGAATATGCCAAATATGATGGTGGATGGTACGCCGAATTTGCCGATTTGAAACAATCGGCATCCGATAATGTTGTTGTTGCTACTACTGCGCTGGAACCCATTCGCGAAACTACTCCCAGAGGAGAAATCATAATGTGTTATGACGCTGAAACAAAATCATTCAACTATTATTCCAATAATAAAAATATACCCTATTCCACTCTTGATGCTGTCGCTCGAAAGTATGTGTGTTTGCACAAGGTTCCGTCTATCTACGTTGACATACGAGATGAAATCCAAAAAGGTCACGAGAAAAATATTAAAAAAGAGAAGAAATTGAAATCGGAAGATAATAAATCATCGTTTTCATCGTCTTCATCTGTAAAAAAAACGCTGTTTGCCGTTTTTAAGAATTATAAAACTGGAAGCAGTGCGCCAAAATCTCTCGATTTAAAAGATCCTAATTCTATAAACAAAAACGAAACCGACGGTAAAGAAATCGTTTTTAAAGAGAATGTAAATAAATTTATTTATAAAGGACTAGTTGAAGATTATGATGCCGATTTGAAACTAAAACAATTAAACTCCCAAAAAGAATATAATGCAATTTCTAATGCTAATAATGAATGTAATGTAGATGGTTGTGAAAAAGGTGCAAGTAAAAATATTTCATATTCTGATTTTAAAAATAAACATAAAATAAATCAAAATTAAAATATATTTATATATTAACTATTCAACTAATTTAACAATTTATTTATTTATAATCATGAATGATAGAGGACTGGGTTCAAGTTGGGGATATCCGGCGGTTAAACAGCAACAGGGACGACGATCCAACTTTAATAATTTTGGATTAGGAAATATCAATCTGGAAGGACAAATACAAAAATTACAAGGACTGTTGGCAAAAGTACCATCGGCGTCATCATTGGCATTAATTCCTAAAACGCCCGCATTCACGACACCCACAATCGATGATGGTGGAGTTGCCGTTTATACCCGCCAACAACTCGATGATTTATATAAAAAAAATGCGAAACGTGGCTGGAATTCGGGTTTTGGTGACAATGACAATGCCGGCTATTTTGATAAACTATTTTTCATGTTTCAACTTTACATTGCATTTATCCACGCTTTGATGAATGCGGCAAATATGGGCGCATCTTTCGTATTCGGCAACCAAACACTGCAAAACCTATTTTCCGTTTTTCTTGAAAGCGTTTTAAGTATGATTCTAAAAACCAATGTTGGCGATTTGACCCCCGAACAACTTCGCGACCTTCTCGAAAAAAACAGACCCGTTATTCAACAAGTTTCTGCCATTTTAATAGATGAAGCGTCAAAACTTCTAGTCGGACTAAGTGACGTTTGCTCCAAAATTGCAATGGACTGGATCCAAAATATTTTACCCGGACTTGTGAAGAGTGCCGCCATCGGCATTCCCAGTGCGCTCGAAGCGGCGATACCGCCTTTAGGTGAAGTTGTAGAAATCGTGAATACGGGTCTGGCTTTGATGGGTTCATTTATGAAAATTATCGGCGCAGTCCAAAGAAATTTTGACACCGTTTCTGAAGGATACAGTCATGTGAAAAATGCTTATGCTGGGCTACAAAAAGTTAAAGATTTATTAAGCCAATCTCCCGAAGATATACTTAAAAGTGCAACAACCGCTGTTATGACTCCTGTTGTCACAGCGGTGGCAAAAAACGCACTTGATCGAGCCCAAAGTCCCAATCCGTTTTTTTCTCCAAGTCCAAACGCAAGTCCAAGTCCGCCATCATCGCCGCCACAACCACAGCAACAGCAACAAGAGGAGCAACAAGAGCAGTCACAACCAAGTGAAAGCATGATTCGTAATCTTGCGAATAAAATAAAAGAAAAATTCGGTTTCGTAAAAGTAATAGTAAAAAGTATTGGAATAAATGTAACGGGGCTTTCAGATTTAGCTGAAAAAATTAGAAAAAATTCTCGAATTGCTGTATTCTTAGCAAAAAGATTAGGAATGACGATAACAGGACTTCAAGGAAGCATGCTAACACGACTGGCAGACGAATTAGAAAATGTGGCCGGTCAACCTGAGGTCCGTTCCGTACAAAGGATGAAGTCGGTTGGAAAAAATGTTGTCAGACCCGTTGCCAATGGACTAAAAAAGCTTTCAAAACATTTAGACGATATAAGTGGCGGCGGCACTAGCGGCAGTATCACCGGCAGAAAAATTAAAATGAAAAGTCGAAAGTATTCAAAAAATCCAAACCAATTCAATAAATATATTTCTAATCTTCGGAAAAAAACCGCCAAAAAAGAACTGTTATTATTAAACAGTATCCAAGAAATTAAGGGTATTTAATTTTAATTATTAACCAATATTTAAACAAAAAATAATTCATAATATATCCAGTAATTACTTTATTTTTTACCTATCCACTTCAAATATCCGTTGCTTTTTTTCAAATTGAATGATGTTCCCAAATGACTTTTTGCGATTCGATATGCCGAAAGCTCAAACAGCGACAGCTGTGAAATATATTTATCGTCGTCGTCGCCACCATTTTCTTGATTTTGTTGATTCTCTTGTTTCTGCTGTTGCGTTATTTGCTCCATCTCCATTCAATAATTTATTATATTTCCACTTATATTTAATATATTTTTTATTAAATATAAATCAATTTTTATATATATGAAAATAAAATGTCAACACGTATGTGTCATTTTTACATTGACAGATTAAATATCATCAACATCAATCTCTTCTTTATAAATATTTGACGACTTTTTATTATTATTATTATTATTATTATGATTATGATTATGATTATGACTATAACTATTTTTATTTTTATTTTCATACTTTTCTTCTTCTTCTTCTTCTTTTTCCTCACTTTCATCACTATCGTCACTTTCATCACTATCGTGACCGCCTTCATTGCTTGAACTACTTTTATTTTTTTTATTATTGGACCCCCCCCTGACATCGCTTTCATTATGATTATGATTATTATCACCATCATCATCATCATCATCATCACCATCGCCACCATCTTCGTCCCCGCTTTCAATATCGCTGTAAAATGCCGACGGATCAATCAAGTTATTATTTGTTTTGCGCTGCTCCGCCTTGATCCGAATCGTTTCCACTTTTTGAGACGAAATTTTCTGATAACGCATCGTATCAGTGTCAACAAAGTGAAACGCGTCTTCGCTTACAGCCGCCACCGCTATCGCGCGTGACAATTCCGACTCCTTCATATATATTCCGTGCGTCCTTTTCAGAGTATCCTTTTCCGATGAAGAATACACTTCCAACAAATCGCACATTTCCATTTCTTTTTTACCATTTACTAATACAAGCTCAGAGGGCACTTGCTGAAATTCGCGCAGCCCAATAAGCACCCACTTGTCCACTTCAATAATATTATCGCGCTTACCACGCCCTTTGAATTTTCCGCGAATAAAACAGCGACGCTCCTTGTCGTCGATACACGTGACGTCAAATGTATTCCCATTCAGGCGTTTTACCACCCCGTATATTTCGCTCTTATTTTGAGAAACTCTCAGACCGCTCTTAGTTGATTTTACAGCATGTTTGTGTGCGACTTTTTTCCCGTTGCATCCTCCCTTTGTATTTTTTACCATTTTTTTTATTTATTAAAATTTATTGAATATAAATCTTACACTTTATTTCTTTATTTAAATGAAACCTGGCTATTATTCTATCTGCTCATCTGTTTAAGTATATTCACAATATGTAATTTAATCTACACTCGCATATAATAACGATTATATATACATATATAGAGATTATTACTAGTATTATAATATTATTTATACCCATTGCAATCCATGAACCCGCTAAAAAAAATCGGCGTACTCGACCTTGAGCTGGGGAAACAATACTTGATTGAATATGCGGGAACGACACCTGTTTCAAATCCGAGATTTAAAGGCACATTTATTGGAAATATTTTTCCTGAATGCGAATATGGCTGTATACTTTCCAAATTTACAAATGTCTTGCGAAATGAGAATATGAGCCACATTGATTTGCGACTACAAGATTATTTTTATGTTTATTATGAAGCCGACGCGCTAAAACGCGCTTATACAACTCATGTTCTCCAGCAAATCACAGGAGATGACAATTTTATATTTAACGATTATTAAATAAAAAAAATATGTTATATAAAGTTGAAATAATTTTATAAATACATAAACATAATAACACAACTACAATAGACATTAATTATTATCAACAATGAACGACCTCAAAACCGGCGTCAATTGACGCTGTTGTGGCCTCTGTTTTAAGTGCGGCATCGTCGTCAGCATCCATCCATATACACGAAACTGGAAGAAGACGTTTATTATCAACCTTATACATAAAAAAACTATTATTTTTTAACACGGTAGTAGAAGAAAAATAACTTGACGGTAATTGAGAATTTAATCTCGTTTTATCTGTAACAGGATTAGAATTAAATTTAAATGTTTTTTCGGATAAAACACTTATCGTATCATCATTGTTCTTTTTTTCAGTACGTACAATTAATTCTATATAATCTTGTGCACTACCTCGATAAATATAATCCATTAAACTGGCATCCAAATTGTCTTTAAAGCTAAGATTTACTCGTTTATTAAAAATTTTATCATAATAAGTCAGACCAACAATAGACATAATAGAATCGTGTTTATTTGACTGAAAATAATCCACAAATTCATCATTTTTATTTACTAAAGTTTCTAACTCTACGCAGTTATTGTCACTATTAATAAACGGCAACGGGTGTAATGATTTCGTTTCTATATATTCTTGTAAATCGTGAATTATAACTTTATTTACTTTACTTGTATGATTAATACTAGAATGACTATAAAATAATCCCAAATTATTCACTTCTGGAGTTAAATCATCTTTTAACGAGTTCATTAGTTTCGTACTCTTACTCAAATTATCAAGATCACTAATACTATTAATATTTCGGTTTACAGCATCTGTATTTTTTATTAAAGTGGGTATCATATAATACATATCAACCGCTAAACACCTATTAAGCTTAGTCGCATTTACATTTACATTTCCTCGTCGTGAACCCAATGAAAGTGCACTTCCACACACTATCATACCCAACACATTATCATTTTGAGTAATCATACTTCCACTAAAACCTTTTTTGCGTCAAGATCAATCATAATATAACTTCCTGGAGTTGGTAAACATTTTCCAATAACGAAATTTTCATAATCGCCTACATCATAATTAGTTTCTAATATTTTTACATCAAGAGTAGATATACTATTTCCTGTCAGATGAACTACTTGTACAATGCTGTTAGCCAACAAATTATTATCATCTTTGTATTTTAATACAGCTTTTTGTTTATAAATTTCATTTTCAATTATAAACCTTGGATCTTCTAAAAACCCAAGTGCCATATCTAGAAAATAATTATGAAGAGGTAACATAGTAAGTGTAAGGATTATGGGAGTGCGTATATTATCATCGACACCTCCGTAAAACTGCACTTTGTATTTTTTTGATAACTGTTTATGTAAGTGAAAAGGAAAAAGTCCAAATACGATGTTTGATTTACCTAAAGTAAAAAATGTTACCATTGTATTTATTTCTGGGATATATCCATAAAGAACCATTTTTATACTTTATCTGTTATATAATACCAATTATATAATTATTTATTTTAAATATTTAATTTTAATGTCGACTACCGCGACCTCTACTACCGCGACCTCTACTACCGCGACCTCTACTACCGCGACCTCTACTACCGCGACCTCTATTACCGCGACCTCTACTACCGCGACCTCTACTACCGCGACCTCTACTACGCCTTCCTCCTAAAAGCGACGTACCCGGGTTTCTGGTAGGGGTGTCATCTTTTTTTTGTTCCCACTCTTCTTCATCCACTTGTTCAATGGTGTCTGTGAGCGGTTTTTTTTTATACGCTTGGCTCATATATCGAGTTTTAATTTTTTCAAAATTGGTATATGAACTTGGAGAATGTATTCCACGTTTTTTTCTTTCTTTTCTCTCTGTGACATCTTCTTCATAGTCGCTTATATGTCCCCGTTTCCCCTTTTTTTCCCACTCTTTCCACTTACGAGACCTCGGCGTATTCGGTGTAGTCACAAATTTTTCTTCTTCTTCTTCTTCTTCTTCTTCTTCAGTTACCATTGAGGGTTGATTCGGTCTTCTAGGTAAACCAATATCATATTTTTTCAAGCTGATGCGAGTTTTTTTTGTCTTTCGTTTGGGACTTCCAATATTATATTTTTTTAAACTTTTCATTATTTTTTTTAAAATATATTTTATATATAATATAATAATAATATATATAAAATATATAAAAACAAATTGCATCCATACATTTTACATTACATTTTACATTTTACAACATTTGTAATGAATTGAAATAATAATTATATAAAAATTGAATATTGAAATCAATATAAATAGAACTCAATATAAATACGTATACAACAAGATCAAATCAAAGATAAATAAATAGAATGACCAATTCAGTAGACGATGGTGTATATAACAGCAATAATATTAGTCAGAACAGAATCTGCTCTGGTGGTGACTGTTTTCACATAAATTCGCACAGTTATGTCCTGTGTCTTCCTCATGTGCCATATGAAACAACAAAAATGGATATTGCGCGCGAGGTTGAACAGTGCATCTTGAAAATTGGCGGCGATTCCAATCATATTGAACATTTTGAATATGTACAAAAGGTACTTTTCATTCGAGCTTTCGATGAATTTATATATAATGAAAATATGAATAAACCGGTGTCAGATAGATCGGAGATGGGACCTTGGTACAAGATCGCCATGGTACAGATTGATATTACTCCCGATTACGATGCGGTTGAAATATACGCTAGAAATGAAGAGTCGTTTTATGACAGTGTGTGCAGAGGCGACCTTGTCATTAAAACATGGACGGATGCATTTTTCATTGCAAATCCGAATACCTATTTTAAAGGGGTGCAAACACAACAACAACCACAACAACAACCACAAACAAAGCAGGTGTGCGAATACCAAGACAGCGCATTTCAGAAATGGAAATATGAATTCAAGCTAAAACAGCTGGAACGCAAAGTCGAGGAACAGAAAAATACGATTCGCCAATTTGAAACGGATGCTTCTCATTATCAGAATACCATAAATGAATATGCGGAAAGCATAAGATTTTTAACAAGGCAAAAAGTAGGTTCTTGTGATTTGGATGGTTTGAACTGCATGAGCAACGGATTGTCAAATTACCTTTCTGTTTTGAGCAACCGGTACTCCAGAGTGTGCATTTCCGACACCAGCTTTTTGGAAATTAATAAAAACATGAAATTGAAGAAAATGCACGGTTTGGTAATCAACATGTGTGATGACGGCGATGCATGCCAGGAGTTGATTCACTCGATTGATTTCGTGCGCCCCGAGGAATGCGATGAAGTGTTTTCCCAAATTGAAAAAATGATTTGCAGAATTAACCGCTCTGTACAGAATTTTGAAAAGCTTCATTTGCATGCAGAGCGCTCACTCTTCGGACTCAGAAACCGAAAAGTATTCGATGAGTTCAGCTTGTTTTTGAACACTGCGCTCGAAATCGTGGAGGAGGTGACATCAAGGTGCAGCACTTTTACACAGGATCTTGAATATGCAAGGTGCTATGGCCAGCTTTCAACAAGGTATGGGCAGCAAGAGGAGCAGCAACAGCAACAGCAACAGCAACAGCAACAGCAAGAGGAACAATGTGGAGAGCATGCCGAATTCGCGACAAGTGCGGGGACAGTGTATGGATACGGCTACAATTATGATTATTCTGAATGCGCGGATCCTTTGAACCAGGATTATGGTGTTGAATCAACCCATCAAATGTTGTCTTATTTTGACCAAAAGCATCAGCAACTTTATCATCAGCAAAAGTGCGAGCAGGAGCAGCAGCAACAAGAGCAACAAGAGCAGCAACAGCAGCAACAGCAGCAACAGCAGCAACAGCAGCAGCAACAAGAGAGTAAATCGGAAACGGTTGGTTTGAATATTGACAACAATGGCGGCGGCGTTGATGGCGGCGTTGTAGTTTATTATGAAGAAGATGTTGTTATTGAGGGTGAAGGTGTAAAAGTCGAAGCGGAATCAACAACAACGACTACGATTACGAGCACGACCGCCTCATCAGAAAAAATACATGAAACTGAACAAAATAAGAAAAATAATCGTTGGTTTTCATCTTGGTTTTAATTAAAGATTTAAAACATTATATAGTGGTGATGATTGATAGTAGAGAGTTCATTCATTCATCATAAATAATACTTGCTTATATAAGACCGCATGTATTGTATTATCCTAAAAATAAATTTTTTCTTAATAACTATAAAATTATAAATAAAATTATAATTTTATTATTTTATTATTATATTTTTTATTTTTTTAGTGGCGTATTATATAAAATATTATATATATATAAAATATAAAAATATAAAATAAACTCAAACATGTTTAGAAACTATTGCACTCCAGCAAAAATTTATTTAACGATTGCCGCAATTTATTCTATTATACAACTGTTTACCGTTCCCGTTGTTTTCGTCATTATTAATTTTGCATTTGCGCTCATTTGGGCATTCATTTTAGAGTGGTTGTGCAAAAAGGGATTCGGTTCAGTATCTTGGTTCCTAGTTCTGCTTCCATACGCCGTTATGCTCATGCAAGCATTAGGATTCATTAGTTTTAGCAGCTATGCAATTTTAACTCGAAAGTAAAGTTTTTAATTATTTTAATTAACTAATACTATTAAATTAAAAATAAATTATTTTTTTAATTTAATTTAATAATTTTTTAATCAGCGTATTATCAAACAAAATATTAGTTGAACTTGATGAAATTACATTTTTTATTATTTTATATTTTTGCGCGTTGAATGTATTTTCTCTTGAAATATTGAAAAATTTTTCGACATTATACAAATTTTTAGAAAAATTATACTGTCCTTCTTGTACATTTTTATTATTGAATATACCCTCGTGGAAATCAACGTGGTTTGAAATCTTGCAAATGGTTAGACATTTGTCTGAAAAATTTCTGTACAACACATTGATTTGATTATTTGGAACCATTATGGTAACATCTTCAAATGCAATTTGTTTTAAAGGGTATAGTTCGCTGCTGTATATGTGCTCATTTGGAAATAAATCGCTCATAAACCACGTCGGATCCCCGTCACTTGATAAAAATCCACAAAATTTAATGGTAATCTTATTATAGTAGTGACATATAAAAATATCCATAAATGGAAACGCTTTGTCATGATCACGACCATTATTTTTATCATTTTTAATGTATATTCGCAAACCACACTCGCATTCATAGTATTTAAGAGTGGGGTGACCATCTAATTTTCTTTTAACCTTTTTCAGATCCGATAACATGATGCACGCGTCTATGTCATTATCCCAAGGAATAAACCCAGAATGTCGAACTGCTCCCAATAAAGTGCCACCGCACGCCCAGTAGTCAATTCTATTTTGTTCAGTAAATTCATTCCACAATTTTAGAATTTTTAAAAGTTTTTTAAAAATTTTTTGTTTTTTTTTACCGATTTTATACACGTAATGCTCGTCATTATCGCCATTCTCGCCATGCTTGACAACATTTTTATTTTCTTGATCTATTTCATCAATCTTTATCTTTTTATTATTTCCAAGTATATTATATTCTAAATAAACCATTATTTATTATATTATATTTTAAATATTTATTTTATTAACTAGAAAAGAATTATATTTTAAAATAAAATAAATCTTTAAAACATTTTATTTTATTTTTTATTTTATTTTTTATTTTATTTTTTATTTTATTTTTTATTTTATTTTTTTTTTTATTTTTTTTTTTTTTTATAAAATTTTTTTTTTTTTTATTTTTTTTATTTTATATATTATTTTTTATT